GCCAGCCACTCCCGCACCACCACCCGACAGGACCACAGGAGGCACAGAGGATGCTGAGCAGACAGAACAGAGGTGAGCGTGCCTGGTACCAGCAGGACGCGGCATGGCAGAGGCAGCTAGCACAGTGGGCAGCGCAGGACCACCGGCACTACGCAGCACCCTGGCGGAAGCGGCAGGCATCCCAGGAGTACGAGGTAGCCAGGGCCATGCACCGCGACGCGCTGGAGCGCTCCAGGTACTACGGCCAAGCCCGGTAGAGCGACAGCGCTAGCCCAAGGGTTGACACTCCCGCTGAGCCGTGTAGAATGGCTGGCGACAGGGCAGGGAAGCCCACCGCACCACCGGCGAAGCCGGAAGCTCCCAGGGATGACCCAGGCAACACCCAGGCAAGGCGAGGATGGCCCACCAGGCGGAGGGCCTACGGGGGAAGGGTGGGCTGATCAGAGTCGGGAGGGTTCTCACACGACGATACCAAAATTAGACCCGGAGTAACTACTCCCGCCCACACCAGCCAACCCAGCCCACACACACCCTCAATAAAAATTCCAGTAGTTCCAGTGGAGCACCCGACTATGCAGGTGCTCGGCTTGAACTACTACGCGTAGACCTTGACCTTGGCAGTCTCGACAGCAGCCATCAGCTCGTCGAGGTGTGCGACCAGCTCAGCTCGCAGCTTGGTCTCGTTGTAGCCAGAACCCAGGGCCGCTTCTTCCAGCGGACGGATCAGGTTCTCGATGGTGCCGGCGAAGGCGCGGAGGTCTTTCTGAGTTGCAGCGGCGAAGGTTGCCATGGTTCAGTTCCTTGTGTTACGGATGGAGTCAGGTTGGACGGGCTGAAGCTCAGCCCGCCGGTGCGGTGTACACGACCTTGGTGATGGCGCCGTTGGCTATGGTCACCTTCACGGAACCACCGCCGTCCACGGGCAGGGTGTCACCGTTCTTCACCTTGTAGGCGGTGAGCGGGTCCGGTGGGGTAGCGCCGCCCTCGCCGCCCAGGGCAGTGGCTGCTGCGATCACAGCGGTGGCCTTGGCCCTGACATCGGCCTCGTCCATGTCGTGTAGGGCGATGCGGTTGTCGGTGCCGGGCTGGCACACCTGGTAGAAGGTCAGGCCGGTGTTACGGCCAGCGAGGTACTGCTCGCGGGTGTTCGCCATGTCAATCTCCTTGATTCAGGGCGTTGCATAGGTCCAGGGCGTCCTGATAGGCCGCTACAGCGCGGATCAGGCCAGCCTGGGTGGTAGGGTCAATCAGTGGGTGTTCGCACAGCACAGCGGGCGCCGGGGCGGTTACACAGGCTGCCAACGACAGCAGCAGGCACAGGCCGGTCAGCCCACGGGCGGTTCTGGTCCAGGGCATGGTCAACCTCCTGGCGCTGGGTGTTGGTCCTGGCAGAGACCTCCTGGACGTGGCGCTGCAAGGTGGCGTAGCGCACCTCCAGGGCCTCCGCACGGGCCGTCTGCCGCTTGATCTCCTCCTGGGCGATACCCAAGGCCCGGTAGCTCTGGACGAAGCCGTACGAGGCTCCCAGGGCTACCACAGCAAGGACGAGTATTGCGACGATGGTTCGAGGCATTGTTTGATCTCCGCGTTGCGGCGATTCACGAGGCCCTTGGATACGACCTTCTGGCCGTTGATCGTGACCTTGTTCCACATGGCCAGGGCTTGGCAGCCCTCAGTGGCGCGGCCTTGGTTGAAGCGCTTGAACGCTGTGCTGGTTGTACAGACTGGACCCACGTTGTAGCAGAAGAACGTCAGGGCGGTCTGCTCGTTGACGTTCAGCGGCACCTTGATGGCGTCCAGGACGATGCGCTCGAAGCGCTGGTAGTCCTTGAGCGTCATCTGGTAGCACTGCTCTGGTGTGGCTTTGTCGCCCATCTTGACCCCGGCAGTAGTTCCAGAGCAGATGGTGGGGACGCCGGCGATGTCTCGGTAGGCGGTGGTCTCACTGCCTTCCAGGGCGACAAGGCCGGCGAGGGCAGCCGCAAGGGCTGCGCCGCGCAGGGGCTTGTTCACTTCTTGAACCTCCGGCGAAGCTCCGCGATGCTATCGAGCATCTTCGGGAGCAGGGTGATGAGCTGGGCGCCCACGTAGAGCGCGGTGAGTACCGCAGCACAGAGGCTGGCGATCTCATAGGGCGAGTAAACGGCGATCCCCACGCCGGTGACGGCGAGGGTGCCTTTGCCCGCCTCGGTGGCGGTATCAATCATCATAGTCTTCGTCCTTTTGGGCGGCCCTTGCGACGCTCCCGGCCCATGCCGAGAGACCGAAGGACAGACTTAGTGTAACCCATCGGGTTGTTCAGCCATTCCTTCTTGGCAGCCTCTTCACGAGCGCGGGTTGCGGCTTCGTCGTCCTTTACGAGCGATGGTGTCAGCTCGCGGACAAGGCCCTCAAGGGCATCGATCCGGTCGTCCTTCGGCAGTGAGCCTCGGTCGGTGGTGATGTTGTGAATCTGGTGGAACACGGAGCGCTCATTGCGCTTGTCCGCTGGGTACTGCTGACAGGCCACGTGGTCGGAATCCATCGCCGATACGTGGAAGATCAGACGGTGCCGCTGCATGATGGGCCGCAGGGTGTCGATGATGCGACGCTCTTTCTGTCCGGACTTCTGGCGGTCTTCTACGCCGATCCCCTCATAGCGGGGCTTGTTGGTGTCCGGGTCGATGGATCGCATGTGGTTGCGGAAGAGCTGGCCAACTGCACCAGCGCCGAGGTTTTTCTCGACATAGATCACCTTGACGCCATAGCGCGCAGCCAGGGCAATACATTTCTCCAGGTTCTCCTCGGCAAAGCCGCCCTTCCAGCCGCCGATGCTCACGACGTGGATGTACGGGCCAAGAGTCCCGCCCACGGCATACGACAGCTCGTCGCCACCGTCGCCGGCAGGGTCCACGAACATCGTCATTTGCTGGAGCGGTGCCCAGCCGCCAGCCATCAGCGCCGGCAGGTACAGCTCAGGCTTGATGACCGGGAATCGGTGGGCGTCGAACTTGAGCTTGAAGCGCTCGTCGGCAGCCCAGGCCACCTGCTCGGGTACGCTCTCGTGCGTCGCGTCGATGAACAGCAGGTCACGAAGCTTGAGCTGCATGCGCTGCTCGTCGGCGAGGCTGGTGTCCAGCATGTACTGGAGCTGGAAGCCCTCGGCACCCTGGTCCAGTTCCTTGTCGATCAGGTCCTCTTCGTTGTAGCGCTGCGGGTCAGCGGCCCAGCCACGGGTGCCGTCCAGGCCCTTGCCTGTGCGGGGGTTGTGGCCCTTCTCTTCCAGGCGGGCGATACGGTCCACGATAGAGGGGGCCAGCCACTCGCCGTAGCGCTTCTGCTCGTCCAGGGTCGGGAACCGGCCCGGCCAGATGCGCATGAGGAAGCCCCGCGCAGGCAGGCCGTTGTAGATGGATTCCCGCGACTGCGGAGTGCCCAGGTACAGAATCTTACCGTGGGTACAGATGGAGGTGAACTCCTGCGACTGCCGCGTCAGCTTGGCCCGCTCGGTTGCGGTCAGGCCGTTCTTCGTGGTCTCGATGTCGTCAGGGATCAGGATGTCAGCCCGGTAGCCCTGGAGGGCGGCGGTGATCCCGATGCAGTTGATGGAGGCCGACTTCTCGACGCCCTTCAACGCCCAGTTCACATCGAAGCTGGTAGCCGAGGTCCGGTCGCCCATGCGGGCCTCCGGGCGCAGGTACGCCAACAGGTCCCAATGCATGATCAGCTTCGTGATCAACTGGCCGTTCTCTTCGGCCTTGTCGCCGGAGCCGGAGACCAGCATGGCACGGGTGGCCGGGTTCTGCGCGATGCACCAGACCACGTAGATACAGGCGATGGTGGACTTAGCTTCGCCACGCTGGGCAGCAACCATCGCCTTGTTGGGCGAGTCCTGCATGAAGTCGGCGATGTCGAGCTGCATCCAGGTCATCTTGAAGCCGAGGAACAGCATGGCGTCCAGGCAGAAGTCCCGGAAGCGCGGGTACATATCCCGCACTTCGTGGGCTATCTGGAATCGTTCTTGCGGCGTCATGCTGCCTCCTTAGTGGGTGTACAGGCGTTCCATCTCGTCGTCGGTCTCGCCAGCGATGAAGCCCTCCAAGGCAATTCGGCGATTCTCCGCCTGCGCCTGCCGCATCTCCTCGCGGAGACGGTCGATGTTGATGGTGTCGGACGGATCACAGGTGATCTCGTTGTCCTTGAGGAACTTGGTGGCGGCAGCGATATCCGATGCGGGGATCGGGATGTCGTTGTCCATGTACCACTTGAAGTTGCGCTCGATAGCGGTGCAGACCAGCTCGTGAAGCAGGCCCAGCCGCTCAGCACTCGCGGTCTGCTTTTTACTCATTACATGTGCCCTCTGAATTGGACTTGGAAGCGGAGGTTGGTGCCCATACCGCATTTCACCAGAGGCCGGAATACCTTGCCGGTATCCACCTCCAGGTGCTCTTCGGTGTAGTTCTCATTTTGCGTGCGGACGTAGAGGTTCCCGTTGCGTGTGTAGGGCACGATAACCTGCGCCCAGGCGGTAGCCCCCGGACGTTTGTCGTCCAGAGCCACCTTGGCATAGTCAACCTGCCCAAGCTCCACGAGGAGCCGGCGGCCCTGCTGCACGTTGAAGTAGGAGATTGCACCAGTCCGGTCGGCTCGTACGAAAGCACACACGTAGTTCATGTTGCTGTCGAAGTCGAGGGACATCGTGGAGATACCTTCTTCGATACCTCCGCCGATGCGAATCTCGTTCGAGCCGTCCTCGTGACCCAGGTAGGTCCCGTCCTGGCGAAGCTCTGTTCGCCACACGCGGACCATCATGCCCTGCGACGGGTCCTGGATAGCCACACCCCCGTCGCAGAAGTCCAGCACGTCGCTGATGTCCCTACGGCCTCGCGCACCTACGAACTTGGACTTAGCCTTCGGATCAAGGTCCGGGTTGAAGTCGTAGATCAGTGCCATAGGTTATGCCCTCGCCACCGTAAACTCCAGGGTCACGGTGAACTCCTGGGTATTGTTCTTCACAACAGGCGGGTTGATATCGAGCACATAGTTACGTCCATTGTAAATCTGGAGTTCCTCGGTGCCGGTGATGCCGCCAGCCATATTGCCGTTCTGGACCTGGGCCAGCAGCGTGATCTGCGCCTTGTAGGAGCCGCGCACGTACTTGGGATATTTCTTCTGCCACTGACCGTCTCGGACATTGCCGCCGGAGGCGTCCTTGCCGTTGATGTAGGGGTTGGTGTTGTAGAAGATGTAGCGTTCCCCGGAGAGATTAGCACGGTTCGCAAAAGGCTGTGGGATCAGCCGGAAGGTGCGTTCCACGCCGGAGATCACGAACTTGGCCTCAGCCGTTCCTACGGGCCGGCTGCGGAACTCGTACTGGACATCCAGAATCTCGTCAGCGGCCACCACCAGAGTAGTAGGCTGCCCGGCGGCGTCCTTGATGCGAGTGTACGACAGCGGGGTATCCTTCGGGATCAGCTCACCCGTGTTATTCTCGAAGCGACGATCCGAGTTGCAGATGAGGCCCACGGTGGCCAGGACTTGACCAGCTAGGGTGCCCTGCGGGAATCTCCAACGCTTCCGCCAGAACAGCCACTCGCCATCCAGGCCCGACGTAGTACCTCCACCAGGGGCAGATGCGGACGTGCGTTGCACAACCTCCGGGATGGCGGGTGCGCTCGGGTTGGGATCGGCTGTAGAAGTGCTGACCGCTACGGGTTCGCCCATGAGGTCGGTATCCATAGCGGCGATCCAATCCAGGCCCGCATTCGTAATGATGTTGTCGAACTCCAGAGTCTCCACCGGAGTGCCGTCCGCCTTGCGGCGAATCAGGGTGTAACGTCCCTTTACTTCGGTCTTAAACATTTTTCAGCTCCGCCTGTACAAGGCTGTTGGTCAGGGTGTAATGGAACGGCTCTACCTCGTAATCCGAGATAATGAGCACTACCCGCAGGTCCGCCGAGTGGATCGCCGGCGTGGCTAGATAGGGCTGAGCCTCGACCGTAGTAGACTTCACCAGCGACCGGAGGGTGGTATCTGCCACACCTGTTACGAGCTGGTACGGCCAGGCCCCGCCGTAGCCCGTTTGTGTCAGGCTGCGCATGCTGGCGGCCAGTACAGCGGTGGCTGCACTGTAGTGCTCCAGCGTGTCTTCTGGCCGGACCTCCTTCAGAGTGTCCCTGGTCAGAGCTGCCACGATATTGGGCCGAGCAGCCCAGCGATTATCCGCCTCCATGATGGGATACGGGTAGGTCGCCAGGATGGGCTTGGGCCGTCGAATTTGGGAGGCCATGATGCCCGCGATAATGCCGCGCATTATTCGTCCTCCATGGCCCCGAACACGATCCAGTGGTTAGCGCCCAGCCGCTTGAGAGTACACACGCCATTCTCGCCGTAGAGCTGCATGGTGGTGTTCTGCAAACGGTTGATGGTAACGCCAGGACCGGCTACGATGTTTAGGTCACGCACACCGGCCTGCTCGAAGTGAACCTCGCTGAACTCGACCCACGGTGCATCCGGGTCTTCCATCTGCATGGTCAAGGTCAGAGGCTTGTCGGCAGTGATGCAGCGGTTCCAGTAACCCCGCCAGCTCGGATCAATATCCGAGTCCTCGGTCACGGTGCGAATCTCAGCGAAGCCCAGGGCACGGCGAAGCGCCTCATTGGCGGCGTCGAGTGCTTCCTGCGCCAGGCGACGAGCCTCCTCGGCGATACGGATCGCGTCGAGTACGCCATCGAGAGCGAGGTTCGCGGTGTTGATGCCTTCCTGCACAGCGTACAGGAGCTGCTTGTTGTTCGCGTCGATGTATCGAGGCAGGAACGGGATGCCCTGGCTGAACTGTGTGTCCGGGACCTGGGCGGGCGTGTCGCGGAAGATGCGGACCTCTTGGTCCTTCTTCGGCACCACGGCCAATTGGATGTTGGTGTCGTCTACCCACGTATAGTCGGTGACGAGTATCTTATCGACCTGGACGAATACGTCCTCACGCCGCAGGAACGGGAAGTCGAGACTGAAGACAGCCTCGACCCCATCTGCAACGTGGATGGTCTCGGGATTCTTGAACCGAGCCACGTTATTCCCCTTTGATGGATTCCAGCAGCAACTTGGTCGCCGGGAATACGTTGACGAAAGGCAGTGCCCCTGCGGCGCCGCTGACGATATCGCCGGTGGCGGCTGCGGGGTCGTCGCCGGTTACTAGGTCCTTGACGCCACGGAACACCTCGTTGGAGTGCTCCGCCAGCCCGAAGACCGGGGCGGACATCCGGGAGTGCCCGGTGACTACGCCCCACATGTCGGCGGTGAAGCCGAGGCCGGCAGTGTAGCCGATGCCGTCGATGGCCATCTTGCGGATGCCTTCATCAGAGGTGTCGAACTTGCCGTTGATCGCTGCCTTGGCACCCATCATCAGCGCTGTGAGCGGATACTGGAATGCGAGGAGCGAGGCCACGCCAAGCACGCCGGAGTTCTCGTAGGTTCCCCGGAGGAGCTTGTTGTGCGCGAAGGCCACGAAGCTGCGGAACTGGCCCAGGATTTGACCGACAGGTGACCGGGCAAAGCCCGAGTTCTGACCGACCCTACCATACAGCAGCGAGTCGTCCATGATCCGCAGTGCGGTGTTCATGACGGTGTTCACGTCTGCTTGGCTCCAGGCGCCCCAATTCATGGATTGGGCGTTCCTTCCTCTGTATGTGACATAACCGCGAACCCGCGCCAGCACTGGCGTCCAGTCCACGTCCTTCCCGTACTGCTGGAGCACTCGAAGGGCTGCTTCATCCCCCTGCGCGGCCCGCGCCACCTTGTTCAAGGTGAGGTTGGCGTTCATGCGGGATTGCCAGTTGTGGATAAACTTCATGCCGTTGAGGACCGGGACAGCCTGCTTACCTGCGTGCAGGAAGCGATCCATGAAGGTATCCTGGCTGGCGAGGAAGGTGTCGAACTGCCGCTTCCAGGGCTTCATGCGGATGTCGTTGGCGAGGTTCAGGCCGAGGACGGTCTGCATCTCGTCGGCGAGGTCCGGGTTACGGCGCATGGCGCCTACGAAGTCCCCGAGGCGGGAGTTCATCATGGCCTTCATGACGTTGAAGACGCCCTGGCGGTGGGCCATCGTGGCCAGCTCTGCAAGCTGGTACACGCCGGAGAACCCCAGCATGGTGGCGCTGGTCAGCCCGCTGGCCCGCTGAGCCACGGGGCCGAGCTGGTGCTCGCGCGGCACGTTGCCGGTGAAGTCCCCGAAGACGCCCCGCAGTTGGCCCGTCAGCTCCTGCACCTTGTCGGTGCCCAGGTGCGCGGCCTCCCGCTGGTACTCACGGATGAACGCCTCGACCTCGGAGTCGCCCGGCATACCTGCCCGAGCCAGCGCCGAGCGGCCCGACATACTGCCTGAATAGTTCTCCATCAGTCGGTCGAGGTCCCGGTCGATCAGGTCCTGTACGCGGTACACGGTGCCGTTGTGGTTGATCTCGGCGGTCATGTCCAGCGACAGCCGGCCCTTGCCGTACTTGACGGTGCCCTGGTCGGACTGCTTCTGCTCGATCTTCGCCATGATGCTGTCGAACTTGGCCTGGGACACGTTGGCCTCTTCCAGCGCCTGCCGGATGAAGGCCGTATCAGCCACGCCCATCGCGCCCATGAACTCGGAGCGGATACCGGTCGCCCGGTCTCGTGCCCGCTGTACGATGGCCTGTGCGATGGTGTCAGCATCCGCACGTTCCAATCCAGGGATGCCCCGGAATACGGCTTCGCTGATAGCGCGGCGAGCCAAGCCTGGGGCGGCCTCGTCCATCTGCGCCATCTTCGACCAGTTCCACGAGCGGTGGAAGTACCCGGGGCGTGGTGCGAAGTTCTCGAACCCACGCACGCCGGCCTCCCGGGCACGCTGGCCCATCAGTCCGTGAATCTCGTCGGAGTGGTCAGCCAGGGCCTTGATGGTGGCCGGTAGGTTCGGGTCTACGCGGACGCTGCCATAGGCGGTCCACTCCCGGTCCCTGCGCAGCAGCTCCCGGGTGACCTGCTCGTTGAGCTGATCCCGGACGGCCATAGCGCGGCGGGAGTTGAGTGCCCGAGCGGTCAGGCCCACGCCCTGCTCAGCCATCGCCTTCGCCATCATCTCGTCGTAGGACTTGACGTAGCCCTCGAACTCGTTGCGGTAGCGGCGCAAATAGCTCGCTGCGTTGTCGTTCGTGCTGAACCCATCCCGACGTACCGGGTCGTCGATAAGACGGCTCAGGAGTCGCCGCGCACCCTCTCCCGGCTGTGCCAGGAGGTCGGCCTCGCTAAAGAATCGGTTCACGAAGCCGGCACCCTCTCGGGCACGTTCCCGGGTGGATCGCACGATGGTCTCCAGGCTGGCCTCCTCGGTCACTGGCGCGCCCTTGTTGGCCCACTTGGCCTGGGCCTTGGTGTACCCCGGCATGGCGTCCATGATCGTCTCTGAGGCCGCCAGGACGCGGCTCAGCGCCGTGTCCGCATCAGGCCGCAGGCCCAGCAGGCTGCGGATGCCCTCGACGAACCGGGACCAGAGGCCCTTCCCGCCGTCGCCGTAGCGCAGCCGGTTCAGGGTCTTCTGGAAGCGGGTGTCCGTCAGGCCCCAGGCCACCAGCTCCTTGACGTTCGCCAGGGTGTTGGAGTTGCCCGCCAGCAGGGTTTCCTCGAACTCGGACAGTTGCCGACCGGCGGCCCGGTCCTGCTTCAAGGCGTTGAGCACGTTACCCCGGACGTTCTCCAGGGTCTGCATGGCCTGGGCCACCTTGGGAGTCATCGCGCCAGGATTCCGCAGGGCGGTATTCATCACGCCTACCGTGGCGGCGTGAACCGCCTCGTGGAGGACCGTGACCGGGTTGGTGCCCACGCGGCCCGGCGCCGTGCTGCCACGCACCTGGACCAGAGTGTCCAATCCCTGCGTCGAATGCAGACCCGCCGTGCTTGGCTTGAGGAAGGCGGAGCTGGCGGTATCCCCGCCCTGCACCACGCGGAACATGGTGCGCTGCCCCAGGCCCTCCAGGGTCTTCAACGTCTCGGCCACCTTGGCGGCCACGCCTTGCAACGGCTTGGGCACCTCGGCGTGGGTCTTGAGGTGGTCCACCACCTCCGACAGCTTGCGGCCCGACAGGCCGTGCAGCTCGTCACCGAAGGCAGTGTCCCGGCGCGGGATGGCCGGTATCTCGGCCTGCTCCACTCGGGAGCTTACCCGGGACAGGACAGTGCCCTCGTCCAGCAGGTCCACCACATCGCCTGCCTTGAAGCCACGAGCGGCGGCTTCCTCGGCGGTCATCGCTACTTCTGGCAGCCCGACAGTAGGCGCCGATACTTCGGGCACATGCGGTTGCGTTGGGGCTTCGGCGGCAATGCGTCCAGCACCAGACCCCAGCAGAGCACCCACGCCAGCACCGAGAGCGCCAGCGACGATGTAGGTTCCGGCATCCACGTCGGCACCTGCGGCATCCAGCCCAGCAACATACCCGACTTGGCCAGCGCCGCCAGCAGCAGCCATGCCAGCACGACCGAGCCGTAGAACACGGCCAGCACCGAAAGTAACCGCATCGACTGCCAGCGCAGCCGGGTCCAGCATGCCCGCTGCGAAGTTCCAGTACGGGTTGTCCCGCACGATTTGCTCGTCTTGCTCATACCGTTGAATCCTCGACAGTAGGTAGGCCGCGTCCTCGGCGTTGCCGGCGCGGGCCATGATCTGGAGGTAGTTGTCAGTCGGCTGGATGCCAGCCGCCTGGAGCGCCTGGACCCCGTAGGTCCCGGCGTCGAAGTTGGGGTCCACCTCGCCGGTGCTGTTCGCCGCAAGGTCTGCGTCGAGTTGGAGCGAATCGCCCCAGCGTCCGACGAGAGTGGACTGGTTCCAGAGTGCAGAAGCACGGTCAAGGGCCGGCAGGTTCTGGTCTGCGACGATGCGCTCCAGTTCCCGAGCGTTGGCACGTTGGCCTGCCGCCACGTTCCGTTCTCCGATCTCGCCGCCCGTCAGGGCGTCGAACCCCACGGTGGACACTGCATCGAGCTGACCCTGTACTTGGGCCTCGTCGAGCTGTGCTTGGTCGAGGGGATACTTGGGCGTCATACGGCCCTTGAATTGCTTTGCCATGTCTTACTCCGCTGTTGCGGCGCTGTACCAGTCGACCCCGACTTGACTCGGGGTATCGAAGTGGGGCGCCATGCGCTTGATGAATGCCTCTGCCCGGTTGGGCGTCTGCGTGTACCACTTGCTGTTCCTGACACCGGCCTCGAAGGCCTCCTTGTTGCGATCCCGGATCGCCTGGAAGGTGTTGCGGAACTGCCGGGCACGTCCTTCGCCCATCTGGAAGGCCATACCGGCCAAGCCCAGGATCGAAGCATTGTTCGTAACGCCCAGCTCGTCGGCCAGCCTCACGCCCTGGTCGAGCGCTCGGTCGGTGTCCTCGGCGAACCACTGCGCGGCCTGCTCAGGCGTGACCGTAGTTCCTGCCCCAGCATTGCCACTGCCCAGGTAGTGACCCAGGCCCACGCTATAACCGTCGGCATCCTTGTACGCCTCCCCTCGATAGGCCTCGAACTGTGCCAGCTCCTTACGCCAGTTGAACACATCCTGCTTCAACATGCCGGCGCTGTTGCCGCCGTTCATGCGAATGTCCGTGCCGCTGACCTTGACGTTGGCCCCATACTCGGCGCCCCGCATAGCGTTCAGCTTGTCGGAGTTGCGCTTGAGCACTTCGTTACCCACGGCCTGTGGATCGACCCGCGTACGGTCCAGGGCCACCCCGTTCTCGTCGTACTCGACGGCGAGTAGGCTGCCACTGGTGCGGTCGTACTCAAACGCCACCACGGACTTGTAGCCCAGGAGGCCCTCAACCTGCGGCTTGTGCTGCTCGGCCAGGACTGCGCCGATGGTCTCGGTGTCGTTGGTGCCGAATAGCTGCTCGGCGGTAGTGCCTCTCGGCAGGATCAGCGGCGCGCTGTCGCGGCGGCTGAACAGCTCCCCCTCCTTGAGGTTGCGGGACTCACCGACCTGGATAGTCCGGTTGCGGACGTTGGCGGCGGCGATCTCCAGCAGAGCCTCCCGGCCTGTGTCGCTGGTGAGGAGTCCTGCGTGCTTGCGGTCGCTTGCCAGCCAGTTGGCCTCGTCGATGGTTGCACGGCGGTACATGCTTAGGACGGCCTCGTTGTTGCTGAGGTCGCTCTCTCCGGTCAGCATGTTCCAGGCCCGACCGAAGATGTTGTTCACGAACTTGTCGTTGACCTGCTTACCGAGGTTGTCCTTGAAGGCCTTGGTGTTCTGGCCCTTCTCAAACTCGTCCATCTGCTTGACGACTTCCGCGTTGGCGCTGAACTCCCGCAGGGCCTGCGCCGGGGCGATGCCCATCTTCATCTGCTTGAGTGCCCAGGCTACGGCGCCCTGCTCGGCCTCCGGGATACCCGAGAGCATCACGTTGCCGGCAGATGGGTTGATCTCCTGCGCGGAGGCCACCTGCTCGAAGATGCTGTTCAGCGTGTTGACCAACTCCGGGTTGGCCTCGCCTTCCTTGGCGGCCTGGATCATGCGGACCGCGCTGCCAACGGACTCGCCGTAGGTCTTCGGGAAGGTCCCCAGGCGTAGGCCGAGTTGCGTGCCCTGTACCAACCGATCGGTGAGACTGGAGCCGTTGGCCGCCTGCATCTTATCCCACTGCTCCAGGGCCTCGGTAACGTTGGTCCCGAGGGTGTGCAGTGCGTTGATGTCGCCGGCCTCCAGGGCCGCCATGATGCCCTGCATGCGCTGTGCGTTGCCCAGGCCGGTCATAGCCTTGGTCATGAAGGAGATGGCCTGTGCGTCGCTCCAGCGGCCTTCCGCCACCATGCCCCGAGAATACGCCTCGACCTCGGCAAGGTCGGTGATGGCGCCGTTGGCCACCCGCTGCTGGAAGTCCGCGTCGGCCCGTAGCGTGGCCATCGAGTCCTTGGCCAGGGTCTGTGCCTTCGACTTCTCGTAGAGGCCATTGAGCGCACGTCGGTCGTCGAAGGCCATGCCGTCGAGGAAGCCGGCGTCGCGCAGACTCTCGTAGATGCCCCGCTGGTTCATATCCAGGCTGGCCGCCAGGAACTGCATGCCCACCTTGTCGCGCACCTCCAGCGGGATGTCCTCGGAGGTCATGATGTTGGTGTAGAACAGGCCGGCCTCTTCCAGGCTCAACTGCCGGGACAGCTCGTCGCCTGTGGCCTGGGCCTGCACGGCCTTGGCCAGGATGCTGTTACCCTGGGTGCGGAAGCCTCGGGCGGCTTGGTCGATGGACCAGTCCATGTAGGCCTTGGCCTGCATGCCGAAGAGTTGTTCCTCGGCCTTCTGCTGCTGGGCCAGCGCCTGTAGGGCGTCGTTGGGGTTCATGCCCTCGGTGGAGTCCAGCACGTGGGCCGCTTCCTGCGACAGGTGCTTTCGGAACTCCTCGGGAGTCATCTCCCGGCCCTTGGTGGCGATAAACTGCTGCATCTTGATGCTGAAGTCAGCCTGGGCGATGCGGTAGTCCTGCTTGCGCCAGCCGCCCTTCACGAAGGGCTTGGCCAGGATGTTGCTGTCTACGGCGTCCTCGGCCTCCCCGGCCATGCGGGCACGCTCGCCGCGAAGCACTTCCTGCTGCACGTTGTGCTCGAACCACTTGCCAGCGATCTGCTGACCGGCACCAAGTATGCCGTCGAGAATCTGCGAACCCACGCTGGGGCCGCTATAGTTGACCTCGGAGTCTCGCACCCCGCGCCGGGCGCTCTGGCCCGGCTGGAGTTGAGTCTGTCCGACGTTGATCCCAAGCTCCTGGGAAGCACGTTGCGATTCCGCCATCAGTTGCCTCCTTTAGGCGTGGCGCCGAACTTGAAGTATTGGCTTGCGTATAGGGAACCCGCAGACATCAGGCCGGCGACCAGCGGGGAGCGTTGCCCCGCTGTGGTGCTCTTCTGCCCCAGCAGGCCGGCCTTAGCCTGGGCCTGGATGGAGTGTGCCTGCTCTGCGAGGTTCCACATCTGGTTGTCCAGGTTATCGTCAATCTGGATCAGGGCCTCGCCCACCTCGCGCTCGATGTCCAGGGCCACCGCATCTACGGATGCACCCTTGACCCCGAAGGCCCCTGCCTGTGCCGAGGCGCTCCCGCCGGCGAGCATGCCCTGCCGCTTGGCCTCGACCTGGGAGGCCACGGCCTGCTTGCGGTAGCTTGCAGCCATGACGCCCAGGTTGGCGATGTCGCGGGCAGCGGCGCCCAGGTTGTCGAGGTCCGTCTTGAGGCGGGCCTTGTTCTCGGCCTTGATCTTGCGGCGTTCTTCCTTGTTGGATAGGCCCTGCTGGAGAGCCGACATGCCGCCAGCGGCCAGTAGTGGTAGCCAGAATGCCATCACACCCTCCTGTAGGTTTGGTTGGACTTGAAGTTGTACTCCACGGCCCGCACGTTCATATCGTAGGGGCTATGGCAGCTCAACTCGAACTTGGAGGTCGCCATAGCGACCCGGGCCGGCAGCGGCACCACGGCGCTGTCCACCAGCGGCTCGCCGGCGTTGAGTTGCCGGCTGAACAGCCGTAGAGGCGTCGTGTCGTACCACGGCTGGTTGGGCCGGGCCGTGTCGCTGATGCGCCACAGGAACTCTCCGGTCCATCCGAAGTTGACGTTGTAGCGGTGCAGCACTGCACGGGCCGAGGTCATCGGCAGGCCGTTGTGGTCCCGCAGCACTGGCGGGGTGAACTCCACCTTGGACCAGAACTCGCAGCCAACCACGTAGACCGAGCCGACAACGGCCTCGGGAACGTCGAGGAACACCTTGGTGTTGGTCTCGCGCTTCACGCCGAGCTGGTAGCGCTCCATGAATGCGCCGGCCACGGGCTGTAGCTGGTACACGGCAGGGGCGTCCTTGATCAGGTCCCAATGCTGCTTGGTCAGCTCCAGCTCGCCCTCGACAGTCGCTTCGATACGCCGCCAGTAGTCGTACTTCGGATATTGCAGGCCCTCCCGTGCAGGCAGGCTGTTCAGGTGCATCCGGCCCAGGGCTATCTCCTGACCCTTCTGGATCAGGACCATCAGGTTGTCCCCGGTGAAGTAGGTCCCGATGATCTGGTGCCGTAGCGTCCAGCGGTGGAATGCGTTCTGCACTTTCTCGTTGCCCTGCCACAGGTACTGGTGGCAAATCATCTCGTCCGCCGTACTGGTGCCGAACACGAGGTAGCCGCTTGAGGCCGCCGCTTGGATGTACTCTGCCGGCCCTGGCATGTAGCTCGGGATGTGGCTGGTAACGTCCTCGGCGACGTAGTGGCTGTCCGTGGATGGCGACGGGGCCATCTCGTGCAGGCCCATGAAGCCCAGGGCACGCTCAGCGGCGAAGTACACGCTACGGCCTGTGACGGCGGGTGCCGCTCGGGTATCGAGGTCGTACTGCGTGGTAATGCTGATGACCGCCGTTCGCGGGGTCACGATACCGCCGCCAGGGACCACGGCCTGATACTTCTTGGCGAAGACGATCAAGTCCTTGTTGAAGGTGACTGCGTGCTCGTACGGCTCGGTCAGGCTGCCCTGGGCCGCGATCTCGATGGGGTCATCGTCGTTGAGCGCCGCCGCCGACTTCTTGAACCAGCGGTGCGGGTTGTTGCTCGCCGACATACAGACGTACTCCTGAGACAGGAGGACCAGCCGGCCCTGGAAGGTCGTCATGCCGGTGATGCCCCGGGTGACGAAGTTGAACGTGGGGTTCGTGTCCTCGTCGCCGGAGCCGCGCCGGTCGTAGTCCAGCTCGTTCAAGCTGTAGGTGTCGGTCGCCTCGTCCCAGCGTAGGGCCAAGGGCATCTTCTTCAAGACCCAATCGGTCCCGTAGGCTGCGCGCTCCGCCCAGCGGCGGTTCGCCGAATCCCACTCGAAGTAGACTGGCGCCTTGGTCGAGCCAGTGGCCATGACGGCCCCGTCCATGAACTGCACGCCAGTGCCCGGCGTACCCGCACCCGGCAGTAGGGCCGGTAGGTCTGCGGTGGCGTTGAGGCTCATGCCACCCGAGGCGATGCCGTAGTTGTTGCCCATATCGGTAGACACCTCGACCACGATGTCCCCGTCGCCCCGGAAGGCGATGTAGCCGTCCTGCACGCCCCGCTGGTTGAGATAGCCGGCTACCGTAGCCGCAGCCGTGTCGGGGTCAACCTTGGGGTACTTCTTCGTGGAGTTGGGCAGGGTGTACTCCGGGGCGCCGAAGAACTTGCCGTAGAGCTGCCACGCGATGTAGCCCACGCTCGTCTGGAACGGGGCCTCGGCGAGGTTGGGGTTGGTGCTGGCGTTGTCCGGCGTCACGTAGGTGGCCGTGTGGCTGTAGGTCGTACCGGTGGCATTGTCCTTGACCTTGATGGTCATGGAGAACGCCTTCGAATACTGACCCGCCTTGATGTAGAGCCAGCCCGCCTTATTGGGGTCCACGCCCTTCACGTCAGTGCGGTCGGCTTCCGGCTTCACGCTCAGGTTGGCGATGAACAGGTCATCAGCCACCGTGGCGGCGCGAAGCTGCCGGTAGTCGGCGGCTTTGAGGTAGTCGTGGACCAGGGGCTGCCCCATCAGCAGGCGGCCATCCCGCTCGTCGAACAGGTATAGCTCGCCCCGGTGCTGCGCCACCAGCATCGCAATGCTGCGACCGCCCAGGTTGGTGTGGTACAGGAACGGCCTCGGCCAGGGCTGGTCAGTGTGCAGCAGGTGCGCCATCAGCTCGATACCGCTACGGCGGCGAAGGCCGGACACGGGGTCCGACACCATGTTGATCTGCTCGCTGAGCTGCCCTGGCAGGCGCTCGAACGGCACCTGCTGGCTCACGCCCATCAGCAGGTTGGGGTACGCGGATTGCTTGTAGCTCATGGTCAGGTCCTCAAGCTGCGCCGCCACCGGCTAAAGCTGCGCTTGGCCTGGGTGTTGAGCGGGCGGGATCGGGTGTGCATGCGGCTCAGTTCGTTCTGGTACGCCTGCAACTCCTGGGCGATGACCTGCGCCGTCTCGTCCGGCCCGATCTCGTGGGTGTACACGGCCAGGGCGGCTTGGTGCGCTATGACGCGCTGGGCAATCTCGGGGATACGGTCCCACTCACGGGACAGCACGAGCCGGCCCTCTACTACCTTGCCGATACGGTCGTCGCCGGTGTTGGCGTCGCGCACTCCCAGGCCGTCCCACTGGAGATCGGGGGAATCCGGGTAGAACGCCAAGGTGTCCTTGGGCAGGTTGATACGGCCCTGCGGGTCGGGTGTCAGCTTGTGCTTCCACCAGGTGTTGAACCACCAGCCTTGCGTCAGCAACTGGATGCGCTGGTCCTCCAACTCGGGGAGGGCGATGGCCATGGTTGGGTACGTTTCATCCATGCTCGGGATCGGCAACTCGCCGATCTTGCCCAGGATGACATTCACTGCGTCGAGTAGTAGCATAGGGTTTCTCCTAAAGCGCAAAAACCCACGCAGGGAATCTGCGCGGGTCGTTAGGCTTTGAAGAAACCCCACACCGAAGTGCGGGGTTTCGCGGCATCACTCGGTGATGTCGAAGGCGTTGATGCCTTTCAGTTCGATGGCGCCAGCGGTATCCGGGCGACGGGCACCGATGTTGTACATCTGGAAGGTATCCAGGACCCACGAGAACTGATCGTGGTCTTCCCACAGCTTGGCCTGAACCGGCGCCACCTGGGCGGTGATCAGGGTCTTGCTCGGGAGGAACAGGGCGATCTGGCGCTCGGCTTCCTCGGCGCTCACGTTGAAGTGGCGGCCCAGCGGATGTGCTGCGATGGCCTCGGTGGCGAAGCGCGGAGTCTCCAGCACCTTCACGCCATTGAGGATGGCCACACGCGACTTCACGTAGTCGTTGGTCGCGCCGGTGGCTTGGTACTCGACGTTCATCAGCTTGTCGTGCTCCAGCAGGAGGCTGAACACACGAGGCGACATCGGAGTCAGGCCCTCGGAGTAGACGGCATCGCCGAGGTCGCGGTTGATGAAGGACTCGACCACCTTGCGGTGCATGCGGACGATCTTGTTGGCGGCTTCCTTGGAGGAGGTGACGCCGGTGAGGTCCAGCTTCTCCAGCACGCCCGGCGAGAAGGAATCTTCCAGGTCCACCGGAGCATCCATCGCAGCGGCCTTGATCACCTGGATCAGGCAGGCTTGGTCGAACTTACGGGCCAGTTCCTGGCCGTCCAGCTCGGCGACTTCCTTGCGCATGTCGAAGGATTGGGTCCACTCGTCCTGGTGATCGAACTGGTGGCGGAGGTACAGCAGGGTGTCGACGGTCAGGTTCCACTTGTCGTTCACGACTCGGCTGCGCTCCAGCTCTTCGCCGGCACGACGGCCCTTGACTTGCACGTTACCCAGGCGATCCAGGCGGACGACGTTGGAGCCGCGCAGGTCGCGGATGTTCATCAGCGGCGCGAACTTGGAGGTGTAGGCGAAGTGCTTGTCGACGATGCCGAGGTGCTCTTCCAGGTGGATGTCAACGTCCGCGTTCTTGCCAGCGTAGTTCGGACGGGTCAGGTCGTTCAGAAAGCTCATGCGATTCTCTCTCTTTTGGATGTTGGTTTAAGGCCGGAGTAGGGCAGGGTCGTTAGAGACCCTGCGCCATACCTGCCTTGCGGCGCTCACGCAGAGCGGCCATGTCGGCTTCCGATGCGTTCAACGGGAGCTTCGAGACCTCGGCACGGTACTGCTCAGCGGACAGGGCCGCCAGGGCAGGCGCCGCTGCGCCAAGGGGTTGGCCGGTTGCCTTAACCACGGCACCGGAGCCTTGAGCGAAGGCAACGATCTGCTTCGCGGCGTATTGCATGGACTGAGCATCGCCCGAGTCCATCAGGCGACCGATGGCGGCCTTGGTAGCCGGGTCAGCGTGTTGGTTGAAGACGCTGGCGGCCTGCTTGAGCAGAGCCTCACCGCCGACGGCGGCATAGGTCTGGTTCAGGACTGCCTGGGTCTGAGCATCCACGTAGGTCAGAACGCCCTTCGCCACGTTGATGACGTGCTGCGCTTGGGCCTCGCCCAGGGCTTCTTTCAGATAGTGCTCGTCGATGAAGCGGGGATCGCGGTGCTCGGCGGCCTTACCGAAGGCCCGAACGGTGTCGATCTTGTCGGTGAACGCTTCCAGATAGCTGATGGACGGCGCCAGTTGCGGGTCGCCTTCCAGATTCCCCGCCAGGGTGCCTACGATCTCTCCGTTGGGAGTGAATGCGGGCGGCGGCGGAACCTCCAGGTTCTCGGGAGGAACTGCGCCCGGAGCCGGAGGAGCTACCGGAGCCGGCTGTGCGGGCGCTTGCGGTACAACGGGTTGGCCAGCGGCGGGCACCGCTACCGGCTGGTAGTGCGGCGTCATGGCGCTGGTCGGAACGGGTTGCGGCTGCTGGGTCGGGATAGCCAGTTGCTGCGGCGACCCTGCCTGTCCCGGCTGCGCCGCATACTGGGGCTGCGGCTGGATGACGGGATTCGGCATCACCTGCACATGACTCGGGGTCGGTGCGGCGGCGGGCGGGACGTTGGCAACCAGGTTAGCGAGGCCCGGTGGCAGTTGCTGTTCGTTCTGTTGCATCTATCAGACTCCTGCGAGTGCGTTGGTCATGTCGGAAGCGCCTTCCAGCAAGGTCTCCTGTGCGGCCTGGGCCTGCGCGGCCTGCTGGCGCCGCTGTTCTGCCTCGGCTTGTAGCTCTTCCTCGCTCTTGTAGAACTGCGAGGTGTCGACGCTGAAAGCGGCCCAAATCGTGTCCATCATCTTCGGTAGCGAGATGCGTGGGTCGAGCTGAGCAATCGGGGCCAAGCCTGCGATGACCTGGGATGCGTTGAGCATGCTCTGCACGGCGGCGGACCGGGACAGGGCTGGGAGGCCCGTCTCGATAGCCGGCTTGTGCTGCTTGGTGATCAAGCCCTGGAGCAGCGCATCATCCACCTCCGAGAGGCAGACGTACGCCAGGGGCGACTGGAGATTCTCGGCGAGCAGCGAGTAGGTGCCACCCAGCGTGTTCTCCGCCTCCTCCGCAGTGATGCGGACCTCTTCGGCGGTGACGCGCTCGGCGTCGCGCTGGTTGGCGCCGTACATGAACGCTTGGTTCAGCCGGACGACTACAGCCTGGAGACTCTGCTGGATAGCAGCCATCTTGTTGTAGTCGCCACGCTCATAGGCCCGGACGGCCTCCGCGCCACCCGGCACGTAGTCGCCCATCTCAGCGTCCTGGTAGTCATCGACCACCGCGCCCTTGGCCTCGTCCACGAGGTTCAGGACCTCCAGCGACTCCAGCTCGTACAGGCCGAGCTTCTCGCTCAGCAGGGACAGCTTGGCGAAGTCGCCGATGTAGTCCTCGACGTGGCCTCGACCGTAGTGCTCGCCGGGGGCGAGGTTCCAGGTCGGTACGATGTACGGGCAGAGGTGAATAGGCCAGCGGCCTTCCTCGCCCACACGCACGCCGTCGATCTCGTGGTACAGCTCGGCGTATTCCATCGCCGTGCCCTTCTTGCGCTGAACATGCGTGTAGAGGTCAACACTGCCCGAACCGGACAGGTTGCGACCCGCACGCATCAGGTCCTGCTTGTACGCCTCGTCCAGGTCCTTGGACTTGTAGCGCTGCTTGAGCACGATGTCCATCCATCGGCCGGTCGCATCTCGGCGCACCGCGTAGGAGCGGAGCGACCATGCGACTACCGTGGCCTCGTCGCTGTTGCGGTATAGCAGGGCGTTGCCAGTCACGATCAGTAGCTTGATCACCTGCGTCAGGACCGCCAGGGAGGCGTTCTGGAACAGGCGCTGTGTTGCTTTGCGATCCACGCGGGCCAGGGCAGCAGTCACTTCGGTGATGTCAGTGTCCCGGCTGTCGGCTTCGCGCCGGATCGCATCGGTAAGTTCGGAACGGAAGAACGGAATCCCCGTCGGGAACAGCGACCGCGCCAGCTTTGCGGCGAGGTTGTTCACGAGCAGGGCACCGGCAGATTGGAAGTCGTGCTCTACGACTCCTCGGCTGCCGGACATGGGATCGACCATCAGGTAGGGTAGCGTGGTCTTGGCGAACTCGATAGCTCGCTGCTCCACGCTCCCATCCCGAAGCTTCTCCCACAGCATTGCTGCGGTAGACTTCATGGCGTACCTCGTCAGTAGTTGATACCGAGGGTTTGCGATACGCCTGTGCCTGCCTGATTCCGGCGTCTTCGATTGCCGGTGCCAGTGGCATCGGCCATCGCTCCTAGGTCAACCTGCGCCACGTTCTCGGTGGTGAGGTCAACCTGCTGGTTTCTTGCGAGCTGGTCCGCCTGCTGTTGCATGAGGCGGTTCTGCTCTTCCATCTTGCGGGCATCGGATTGTGCGCCGCTCAGGTCAGTGCCGAGCAGGCCATCAGCGAGTTTGCCGATGATCGTCTTGCCCAGCACCTTTTTCACTTTCTTGCCCATAAGGCTTGGCTCTCCGGTAGTGGATCGTATACCGGCTATCGCTCTCGCGATGGCTCCAGCACACGAGGGGGATTTGACCCCAGCCGGCCTGTCGGTGCAGTTCGCGGATGAACTCTCGCGCCACGCCTGTATTGCGGTAGCGTGGCAAAACGTACTGCCACTGCGCGGTGACGCACGGGCCGACGTGGGGATCGTCCTCGAACACAATGCAGGCTCCGCCGGCCAGTTGGCCATCACGGAATACCAGCAGCTCGGTCCGATCATTGCCCTCGATACTGTCGAGCATCGCTTCCAGGGCTTCTTCCTTCGAGCGGAAGAGGGTGAACTCTTCCAGCTCCTGTACTGCCAGCCAGCACAGCCCCATCAGTTCGGAAGGGGCGCCGGCTTTTGCGTGGACTCGCCAGAGTGACTTGTTCATCCTTTAAGCTCCACTGCGATTGCATCGCGGCGACGCAGGCGGATAGCCCGCACCACATCGCGGCGGCCAGCCTGAAACTGGATGTCTTCCATCGTGGTTCCAGGACTGATCTGATGTTCGGGGAAGGTCTGTTCTAGCCACTCGATCTGCTGAGAGGTGAACGTCACAGGGTGGGCCTTACCCTTGCCTGTTCTCGATCCTTCCACTGTGGGTGACATAATCCTTGGCCCTTTACTCTTCATAGTAGCCATCTATCATATCTCCTATGCTGGTTATTCTACTCTATCTAGAATCCTTGGTAGTCGTCTTCTCTCACTTCTCCTCCTCTTGGGTCTTCCCTGACCCCTCTTCCTCTACGAGGCCTCTGGACGGATGCACTTGCTCCTATGTGGGTGACATAATCTACTCAGCAGAAGAACGCCCAGGAGTCCCGCACAGCCTCCAGATTCAACGATCCCCGACGGGGCGGGGTAGCCTCTACCCCAAGCTGTCGAGCCAGCTCTACGAGCACGCAGGGGCCGCTGTACATGGTGACGAACTGCTCCCTGATGTGGACGTGCATCCGGTCCACGTCGCCAGCGTAGGTCCCCATGCTGTCGTGGATGGCTTGGATCGGGATTCCCTCTGCCGCACAGGCCAGGGCCGTCAGTCCCAGGTGGCTGCTGTCCAGGCCATGCACGAAGTTCGGAGCGATGCCGTTGGCGTTGCGCAGCGGGTCTAGCTCGTCCTTGGCCTCGTACAGGGTCACGTACTCGACAGCCTCGGCTCGCAGCCGTACCCGCACCTCCTCGGTCTTCGGGTAGGACTGGAAGACCTGCATGCCGAGCGGCGTGGTCCAGTGCAAATCCTTGGATGCGTCAGGAAGGGCCTTAGCAAGCCGCTGGAGCCACTCCATGGCGAAGACTGCCGATGGTACTGTCTCGCGGATTGCGTCCAGTATGAGCGTCGCCATGTAGCTTCCCAGGCGGTATGACGGGACACCCTCGGGAATCTCCACGCCGGACTCGTCGAGGTAGTCCAGGCAGTGGTCCACGACGCCCTTGAACGTGGTGCCGTACACCAGCGTCATGCAGGGCTTCTTGGTCAGGTTCCGCGTCAGACCAGCTTTATCCCATAGAAGGGCATAACCCCGCGCCTCGCCATCCGCGCCTTCCGCTCGGTCTCTCTCCAGAGCCTCATTAACGAGTCCGAGCACTCGGGAGTAGATGTCAGCTTTGGCAAGTCCAGGAGGTAGGAGGTTGACGTAGGCTCCGCCGATCTCATCTCGGAGAATAGCCGAGTAGTGCTGGAGACCGGAGCAGGTGGCGTCCATGTGGACGATGAAGCCGCTGGCGTACCCTTCGGGGTTGCCGGAGGCGTAAGCCGCCCGCAGCTCCAGCAGACCTGCGATGGCGCACAGGGGCGACTCGGCTTCGGGAAAGAGACTCGGATAGTTCTCCGGCCCCTCGTCGAGCGCTCGCTGGAAGTCATCCCATCGCTCATCGACCCAGGCTGCCCGGTCGTCGAAGTACACCTTATCGCATCCGAGGGAGTTGGCGACGTGGACCTTGAGCCAGTACAGTCCGCGCTTGCCGAGCACTCGCTTCTCGTGGAAGCGCAGGCAGGCCTTGGCGATGTCGGACCCTTGGGGATTCGGTGTGCCCCAATAGTACATGCGGCCACGGGAGTCAACGTGCATCGGGAAGTACACTGCCTTGCCATGATGCTCTCGAACAACTCGGTAGAGTGCAGCAAATTCGCGAAGCTTGGCGGTATGCTCTCGCTCCCCGGTGTACCACCGGTGGACGGAGCGTTTCCAACGGTTGAAGGCCTCCAGCTCTTGCTCACTGGCATTCTCCTTGGCCCACTCGTCGCCGAGCGGGAACTCAGGCTTGTCCGGGTACGTGCGCTGGGGGATGCCCAGCACGCCGCCACCGGAGGTGAAGACGCGCTCGATGATCTCGTACACGTCGTGGTTGATCTCGTAGGCTACCGATTGCAGCACGTTGACCGCCTCGTAGACTCGGGGCATCTTGTCCCGGCCCAGGTGGCGGAGCTGCATCTGCCGTGCCCGCTTGGTCTGGTGCTTGGTGCGTCGCACCAGTACGTGGTGCTTCTGCGCCTTGGCGCTGTAGTAGCCTCCATCGCACCAGTCCTGCCAGGGTCTCGGCGGGGCCAGCATCACGCTACGCCCTGGGCCGCCCCAGGTCATTGCCGCCGAGGGGTCCTGTAGGAACTCCTTGGCCTCCGGCGACGGCTCCAGGTGGACACTCGTGCCGCCTCGCCCTACAAACCGGTTCGGCTCGAATAGGCCGCACTGGATGAGCGGATCGCCGATGAACTTGCCCAGGCGCAGATAGTCGCCATCGGGCAGGTCGATGCGCGCCTCTTCGGGCAGCACCGCGTCCAGAAGAGCGTCCATCGTCTTCTGGATGTGCCGGACGCTGCGAGTCCTGCTGGTCTTGAGGTAGTCCAGCGTCCGGTCGTAATAGGGTTGGTTGACCTTGAAGGCCAACCGCACTTCGATCTCGCGACAGAGCATCTTGCCCATGTGGGTGTAATACTTCGTCGCTGTGATCGTTGGGTAGTTGATGAGCATCGACAGCCCAGCCCGCAGCGCCATGACCGCGAGGTCCTGGGCGTCGATGATCCGCAGCAGGTGCCGTAGCTTCGCTGCCGGCCCCGCCGCCTTCGCTTCCTGGTGGGCGAAGATCGCTTCGGTCACGATGGGGAGCATCCGCATCAACATGATGCGCGCCCTCGGGATGCGGTCGATGGACCCTTGGGCAATCGCCTTTTCCAAGGCAATGCGGGCGTCATTCTGCGCCGCCCCGACCAGGGCCTCTTCGTGGGCGATCTGCTGCTGTATCAGGTCCATTCCGTCTCCTATCGTCTTTCGATTACGCGCCCGATATCCTCGGGACCCCACTCGGCCTCGGCCAGGCTAACCGCCCCATCCAGCGTCATCGCTCGGTAGTCACGCCATTCCCCGCAGCTCAGAATCTCAGCGCGGAACCAGCGCAGTTCCACCAGCTTCACTTCCCGCTCCAGGCGCTCCGCCATCTCCCGGAGAATGTCCGGGAGTATGACATCGCTCCAGTCCCGATGGCTGACCATCGCCGGCGTGATGTACGCTGTGACGTAGTTGACCCCGATGCCCCGCTCGTTGAAGGCCCAGATGACCCGAACACCTTCATCGGTCTCGTGCGGTCGGGTACACCAACAGATTTTACTCATTGCCTTTCTCCCGATCCATCAGGGCCACCTCGGCGGCAGCCATTGCGTTGAATGCCTCATGCACGAGGTGCATCAGGCCCGACTCGTCATCCAGCGGCCCGTCCAGCAGGCGCTTGGACTCGTGCCGATGCTGTGCGGCCTTGAACTCGCCAACCGACATCTTCTTCCAGTCGTGCGGCTTGTAGCCCTTGACCTCGGCGGCCCACTGCATCATGCGGGCAAGCTCCCGCTTGAGCAGCGGGAAGCCATCGACCACCAGGTGCATCGGGAGTTTGCCGACCTTGCGTTCGTCCAGGGCGGCGCCCTTCTTGTAGCGCTCAGCTAGCGCGACCTCATACGACTTGTCGACGATCATGGTGTCTCCTTAGTTGCTCAGCAGGGCCTTGCGCTGTTCCGAGGTGTTGCGGGTGTACCGCCCTCGGCTCCAGCCACCGCAGCCGCCGCAGTGATAGTGCTCGTACTTGCCGGTCTGCGTATGCACCCAGCCTTCTTGCTTGACATCCGTGTCGCCACACTTCGGGCATCGGATGGTCGGCTCGGCGTCGTTGAAGTACACGGCCACGTTGGGATGGCCGACGAACCACGGGCGCATCAGGATGTACAGCTCCTCCATCGACCGTACGTCGTCAATGTTGTACAGGCGCATCTCCTCCCAGGCTTCCGGGTTGTCCTGGAGGCAGGCTGCCCACAGGTCGAATCCGGGGAACTTGCCGTGGAGGCGTTTCTTGATGGTGCACGCCTTGTGGGTCATGTACTCCAGCTTGCGGCTGGTGAACGCGAATTGCTGCTTGGCGATGATCAAGGTGTCGATCACCTTGAACGGTCGCGGCGGCGGCATTTTGTTCAGGAAGAACCGGGCGTTGATCTTGGGCACGTCGAAGCGCTTGCCGTTCTGGACGATGATGATGTCGGCCTCGTCCAGCAGCTTATGCAGGGCGACCAGCAGGTGCATGTCGTCCAAGGGATCACCTTGGCAGTCCATGTAGATCACCTCGTCGCTGTGCATCCACTTCGCGCAGAACGACAGAATGGTCCAGTCCCGCTTGATCTGGTTGAGGCCAACGTTCTGCTTCCAGAGCGACCAGACCCAACCCTCGATAGGCGAGGTCTCGATGTCCAGGCTCAGTACCTTCGGACCCTGGCCAACCACGTTGCCCACGGCGCCAGGGAACTTGCGCACTACCTCGGCGGCCTTTCGGCCCAGCCAGTGCAGAGCGCCCTTCTTGGCGTACGTGCCGCGTGTCCTGCTGTCGTGGAAGCCCAGCTTGATGCACCAGTTGCGGAAGCACTGGCGGCTCACTTCGCCGAAGCGCGAATGCCTGGTCAGATGCTCGGCGCCCTTCTTGAGACCCAGCTCGACATAGACGTTGCGCAGGTACTCATTGGTGAATTGCTTGCGGAGTTTGCTCATACGTTCCTCGCGTTGTGCTTTGCGACGGCCATCGCCGCCTTGCGTTTGGCGGCTGCCTGCCGGCGCTTGGCCAGCTTCGCTTCGTGTTTCTCCTCGTCGGTCTTGTGCAGGGGGTAGATCAGCGGATGCTTCGGCCCCTCCAGGTACGTCAGGAGGGCACGAAGGTAGGGGATGATGTCGGTGTATTTCATCGACTTGCATCCCCAGGAACCCGCCGCGTTCGTGATCTTGCCTTCTGCGGTGTTACAGGATCGATGCAGGACGCCCCGCACCAGCCCCGTCTCGTGGTCGTGGTCCATCACCGCCTCGCCCTTCACGCTGATATCGATGGGCTTACCGCAGAGCGGGCATAGCTTGCCCTGCTCGGCCCACAGCTTCAGGGTGAAGGTGCGCTGTTGGCTGCGCGGTATCTGGTAGACCTTCGGCTCACTCGTCATAGTCACTCTCCCTCCGCTTCTGGAGCAGCGCCTCGTGGTAGGCGTCCAGCTCGATGATCCACTGGCGGAAGGCCGGACGAAGGTCTCGGCTTAACAGGTACTGCGCTGCATTGTCGGTAGGCGTTCGGCGCATCCACAGCACCTCGGCCTCTGCCAGCGGGTTTTGCTTGATCTTGGCGTACGCCTCCAGGATCATGTCGATGGCCTCGTCCTCGTCCGTGATCGGGTGGAGGATATCGAAGGCCGTCTTCATCCCGCAGAGCTTACCGTTGAATCGATCGATTCCTCGGATGTTGTCAGCGGTATCCCCGCCGAGCCACTGCGCCAGGAAGAACTTGCGTCCGTGCCCTTTGAGCTTGAACTGACCGGACGGCGTATACGCCTCCTTGAGGTAGCCGAAGCCCCCGTCGATCCTGCTCACACACGCTGTATCGATCTCCCAATACGGGTAGATCGTCATCCGCAAGTCCTTGTCGTCGGATTGGATGATGGCCTTGTCCTGCATGGCGTAGGCATCCATCATCATGCCGTCATCCGCCTCGAAGAACGTGTGCAGGATAACGTCGATCCCTTCAGGCGCCCCGCCTCGTTCATGCACGTCGGCCACAGCCCGCCGCAGCGGCTCCAGCAGCGCGGGCTTTGCCTTCCCCTTGCGCTGGCCCTGGTAGGGTTTCATGGTCGGATACACGTCGCGGTACGCCTTAGCCCCACCTGCTGCCGTGAGGTGGACCCGTGTCCCTGTACAGTGCGCCAGGAACTGCTGCTCCAGTATGATCTTCCAGAATCGCCGGAGCGCAGTGTCCAGGGTCTTTGCAGTAGCCGAAGCCACGTAAGCGGGACCGTCGGCGTCACACACCAACGTCCCGCCTGCCATGGTACGGTCGAACTGCTCGGATAGTCCTGACAGGAACTCTTCCGATGGCAGCCGCATTAAACCTGCGGTACTTCCGGGACTACCGGGACCGACGGCACTTCGACTGCTGCCGGAGCCGCCACCTGGGCCACCTGCGGGACGTCAGGCAGCACGTTCTGCGCCTCGGCAGTACCTACCACAGGGGCAGCCACATTCGCCACCTGGGGCACGCTGGGGGCCGCCTGAGCCACTGCCTGCGGGACTGCCGGGACGGCAGGGGCTGCTGCTACGCCTGCATCGGCGGCCACGTTGGGCACTGCCGGCAGGTTGCTGCCTGCGGCCTGGCTCGTTGGCTTGATGATCAGATCGTCGCCGCCGCCCAACATGATGTGCAGGGCCGAGCCGGGGAAGTTGGTGGCCGAGCGAATGGTCTCTTGCAGGAAGTTCTTGGACTTGCCGTTGTCCGAGGTGCCCTCGATATACAGGGCGTCCCAGGTCTCCTTGGTCGGCGCGTCGAAGAAGAAATACTGCAACAGGTCCATCGGCAGTTCCGGCACGTTATACGGGCTGCCATCGACCGGGTTATAGGGCTTCATGATGCCGCCCCAATCGATGTCGTTGCGTTCCTTACCGGCGTTGTTGCCCTTGGTGATCTTGGTGCGCTTGATCGGGATGATGAACGCCTGGCCGAGCATCTGAGCGAAGTGGGTATGCTGCCCGCTCCAGTTCATCTTGTCGAAGGCCAGCTTGGTCTTGGACTTTTCGTTGTTGCCGAGGGTCATCTCGAAGGTACGGAACAGGCCGGGCTTGATCGAGCCGTCGGCCTCGTAGGTGTGGAACAGGTCGTCCGGGCGGCTCTGCGGGTTACCGGCCTGCGGGTTCACGTCGCCCCACAATGCGAAGCCCAGGCGGATTTGAGGCGCCGGATTCTTGAGCTTGCCCTGGAATTCCTTGGCGTGGTCCCCCAGCTCGATGTAGATGCAGAAGCGGCCCATGGCGGTGCCCGCCGGGAAGATGCGACCGCCGCCACCGCCGGTGGAGGTTTCGGACATGTCGATGGTTGCGGTCTCGGCAGCCTTGTTGGCCAGGGCGAGGGCGGCTTGCAGAGCGTTGAGTTGTTGAGTCATGCGTGGTCTCTCTCGTGTCGGATGAAGATTTAAGGCCGGAGTAGGGAAGGGTCATCAGGCGTTCGGCAGCGTCTTGAAGACGATGCTCACGCTGCGCCCATCCGCACGGGTTGTGGGTCGAACGAGGACGTTCTTGTAGCCCAAGGTCGCCAGTATGGTTTCAATGCTGGCCACCAGTGCTGCCGCGCTGCCGTCCGGGTGGTCCACGAACGTCAGGGTTTCCCTCGGATGGGACAGCGCCATGCCAATGGCCTGTAGAGCAATGCCGGTGGTGCGGCCCGTACGGCGTACTCCCGGCAGGCACCCGGTCTGGTCCAGGAATGTCTTGACGAACTCAGGCGTGTGCAGCGGGTGCAGTTCTTTCACTGGATCACCTCCATATTGAACATGTTCGGCCCCATCTCAGCCACTGCCGGGAACGGAACGTCGGCGATGTCGTAGCCCAGGCGCTCGCTCATGTAGCGGGCAGCGTCGGCCATGATGTCGCGCACGCCATTGTTGACCTCGGCGGCGGTGTCCTTGTGGCAGTCGGTGTACACGGCATCGTGTACGTTGTTGATCAGGAACTCGGTAACCATGAATCCTGGGCGATGCAGCATCCAACGGAAGATGCGCCCTACGCTCACGGTCATCATGAACCCAGCCTCGCCCTGGTTCCAGTAGTTGGCGATCTGCGTGTCCTTGAAGTCCATGACCGTCTTGCGCTGTTCCTTGTCCCAGCGCTCCTGTTGGCGGAAGCTGTAGCAGGTGCCACCCGGCGCTTGCCAGAATCCCCGGCGGTACTGGCGCCAGTTGCCATCCGGCCCCATCTCGCTGAAGGCGCCTGCCGGCATCTGGTCCTCGGCCTTGTACATGACGAGGCTGGTGGCCTCTGCACTGTCGCGGACGATCTGCCGGAATGCGATGGACTCTGGGAACAGGGCCGCCTCGTTGTCCAGGAATTCCTGGGCCTCTTCCACGGTACAGCCGGTGTTGAATGCGATACCAGCCGCACTCGCGCCGTACTGCGCCGAGAATGCCTTGGGCTTGATGTTCTTTCGAGCCTGCATCATGCGACCGTGCCACGGGTGGTTGGGGTCCTTCTTGATGGCCACGAGCTGGTCGTAGTCGAACCCGTTCCAGTTGTTGTGCTTCCCTGCCAGGCGGTACAAGTGCATGTCAGTGCCGGCCATCAGTTTCGCCAGGAGGTTCCGATCCTTCGACAGGGCCGCCAACATCACCACCTCCAGGGCGGTATAGTCGGTCTCGCCGATCATCCCGTCCGCGCCGAAGCGAGACACGAACATCTCCTTCACGCGGCTGCCGGCTTCCGGGTCGTCCTCGTCCTTCGACGGGAGCTGCTGGAGGTTCGGGCGGCTGGACGACAGGCGCGTTGTCGCCGTCGCCGTCGTATTCAGCGAATGGTGGATGATACCGTCGTCGTCCACGTACTGGAGCATCCCCTTCGTGTCCTTAATCGTCCCATCCTTGTTGTAGGTATGGGTGATGTAGAACGAGGAGTTGTCCTTGTGCAGCTCGGCCAGGCGCATCAACAGCTTGGCCGCCTCGAAGCCCTGTTTCTCCAGAGCCTTGAGGGCGTCACCGCTGGTGCTGAACACGGGCGATCCATCCGCCAGGGTGAGGGCGCACTGGAACTCCGGGCGTTTGCCCAGGAATTTCTCACGCACTACTTCCGGCAGGTTGGTCAGGTTGATCAGGCCGGGGAACCGGAATCGCTGGTCGTCATCCCACTTGGTCGCCGGAATGTCCGTGTCCTCGCGGAACACCTTGATGCTGCCCTTGTTCTTGCCGGCGGAGAACGTGATGACCGGGCCGTACTTGGTCGCCAGCTCGGTGATGGCCGGCCAGTTCCAGTGGTCGTCGTCCAGGATCACCTCGCTGAGCGGGACCCGCACCGAGGTACTCTCGATTGGTGTCCCCCGCTTGGCCGTACCGAAGCGCACGAAGTCGGCTTTCTCCATCCGGCCATCTTCGTAGGGCACCCGGCCCTTGTACCGCACTTCGCCGCCGTAGAGCCATGCGCTCATGTGATACAGGCTGGTATACTTGAACTCGAAGTATTCCGGGAAGTCGGGCATCAGCTTCTTCAGCTCAGCCTCGATCCCGGCCACCTCTTCCAGTTGCTTGGCGTGGTTCACCTTGGCGACTTCGAGGTCCACCTTCAGGCCGGCGCACTCCATCGCCGAGAAACCGATCAGGGCCTCGCAGCGCTCCAGGTAACCTGCCCACATACCACGGGCCTGAAGCTTCATCAACTGGCCGTAGAATACGAGGGCGGTGTTCTCGATATCACCGCAGGGGCCGGACAGGTACTCGCTCAGCAGGTCCTGGTCCATCTCCGAGGTGAGCACGCCCTGGTCCCACAGCATCTTGATGCCGTCCACCTTGTGGGTGCCGCCGTACTTCGGAGCCAGCTCGTCGAGTGCCGGGTACAGCCACGTCTGATGACTCAGCAGATACTCGGCCTGCTGGGTACACCAGACCCGGCCCCCGCGTCGCAGGAAGGCCAGGTACTCGTCCCGGTAGCGGGTGAAGAACCAGTTCGATTCGAACATGGCATTGTGAGCTACGATCACGTCCACGCCGTCGAGGTTGAACCAGCGGTTGTTCGGGTCTTCGGCTTCGGCCCGGCTGCGGAAGCGATGTTCCACCTTCTGGCCGACCTTGCCGTCAACATCGTCCCGCCAGCCGGCCATGACGATGTAGTTGCGGGGGTCAAAGGGCGACGCCTTGCGCCCCTTGTGCTCGTAGCTCTCGGTTTCGAGGTCGAGGATTCGGATAGTCGTCATTTGCTGTACCAGTTGCTTTGACTGTACTGCTGCGCCTTGACCAGCAGACCTTCCAGCACACGGCGGGGAATCTCCTGCATCAGGTAGCGGACCATTCCTTCACGTCCCCATATGGTCAGTTGGTACAGGGAGACCGCGTGGCAGAATCCCATACGGCCCAGCTTCGCATGGTCGTAGTCAATTCGAATCGACAGCTCTTCCGCTTGAGGGTCCATGTGGGCCTTGGTGCGGAGGCCGGGGAACAGCAGGCCCAGGGGTTCGTGGATATCCGCCAGCAAGCAGCGGATCATACGTTCTTCCTCGGTGGGCATTCTCATACTTTGACTCCTACCTGTCGCAGATTGCGACGCAGCCGTCGCATGACCCGGTGCAACTTACGGCGACCGGCGCCGAGGGATTGGATGTCCCGCGCATGATGCCGAACTTCGGACCCAACGTGGTCCCAAGTCCCTGCCATGACGCAGATGCGGAATGTTCCGTCCTGGCTGATGAACACGGAACCCATGACGTACTTCGGATACAGCAGCGAATCCCGGTTGGTGGCGTGGTATACCATATCTTCCGGGTAGTTGCGGTTATGGGACTTTCGAATCTTCATACCTTCACTCCAGGGTTACTGGCCAGGTCGCGGAAGCGACTGAAGCTGGGATGGCGGAGGGTGTTGGCCGAGCGCTCCATCGCGGAGACCTCGACGATACGACCGTAGTTCGGCATGGCCTCGTCGATGTGGGCGTTGAGGTGGGCGCAGGTGAGGAGCTGGATGTGCTCCTCGCTCAGGCCGGTGGCGGCCACGGTGCCGGAACCATCTTCCAGCTCCACACGGTAGCCCACGACGCGGCCCACGTTCTTGCCAGTCTTGCCCATCACGTACCCGACGATACGCCCGTCCACGGTGATCTCCGGCTTGCGCTTGTAGCAGCCAGCAACCTTGCCGTTGCGGTAGGTCAGGCTCGGGTCTTTCTCCATCGACCCCTCGAAGCCCATGGAGCGGTGGTAGCCGTACCAGCGTAGTACCGCCTCCATAGAACGGCAGGATTGTGCGGCTACCTGGAAGAAGTACGGGGTGTCGCCCCGCCGGCAATCTTCCATGAGGCTGCGGACCATGGCGCGGCGCTCATCGTACACGAGGTGGGACTTGCGCGACTTGCGGAGCACGCCGATATGGGTGGCGTCGAATACCGCGAAGTGCAGGCACTTCAGCTCGGCCTCGGTCAGCGGGGTCTTGCGGGCCATACGCCCGGTCGCCTCACTGAAGGGCATGCCTTCCAGGTACATCTCACAGTCCAGCACCAGACCGGAGTCCAGGCCGGACTGGGACAGTTTCGCGATGATGCGATCCTCCAGGCCGTCCAGGGCAGGGAAGCGGCGCCCGCTGCGGGACACCACGCCATGCGCACCGACGATGGCACGGCACCCGTCGATCTTAGGCTCGACGATCACGTACCCGTTCTTCTTGATGATGGCCTCGACGGCCTTGTCGTTCTGGTCAACACCACGCCAGATGCCTTTCTCGATATCCAGTACCACGTCGCGCTTGCTCATCACACGTTACCCCATCCGTAGTACGCGGCCTTGGCTCGCATTTTCTCGCATCGTTCCGGCAGACGTGAGCCTGCACCGACTTCCTTGTTCACGCCCCAGGTAACGTCCTTGTGCAGGTACGCACCCAGGCGCGGGCCGCCTTCGGGGTCGGGCCAGTTGTACGCAATGCCTACCTGGTTGATGGTGAAGTCGAACGACTCCATCACCCGGCCAAGGCTGTCGGCGTCGTAGTAGTTAAAATCCACGTCCATGCCCTCCAGGCCACGGCAGCCTACGAGGGACAGCACGCCCTTGAAGATACCGCCCTCACCTGCGTCGGCGTACTCGGTACTCCAGCCACCGTCCCGGACGAAGCGCGGGTCCAGGGTAGGAAGCACGCTGTTGATGAGCACTTCAGCCTGATACTGCGTCATGCCGTACAGGGCGATGTCCACGTCCTTTGGAGTGGCGCCATGCATGAGGTCGCGAGGGAACCCACCGGCCAGGGCGACGCCCTCGTTGGGCCGTGCATCAGAGTACAGGCGCAGCAACAGGGCCTTGACCCCGGTCGGCAGTGCAATGGAACCCAGTGGAATTTCTTTGGTGCCTTCGAGCACCCGGCTATGCTTAGCTTGCATGGTCTACACTCTCAAAGAAACGACACCGAGCGGCGTCGAAGTTAATCATCGCCTCCACGTTCGAAGGCTTCCCGTCCATCTGGAACTTGTTCTTCGGCAGGGACAGGCCACGCATGACCTGTTGATCCGCACCGTTGAGACGGCCCAGGTGGATTTGCACATCCACGGCGCCCTGTACCGCTGTCTTCGAATCCTTGAGGCAGGACTGCGGCGGGAACAACTGGTCGTGGCCATCGTTACTGATCTGCCACGTCATAAAGCTGATGAAGTCGTGGCGCACCGCCATCTCGCGGACCTCGGCCACCTTATACTCCATCTCGTCGGTGCGGTTCTGGTCCTTGCGCTGGCCACCCTTGACGTGAGCCATCATGTCCCAAAACACCACCGCCGGCTTCATCGCGTCAATGACCTGCTCGGCCTGGGCCAGGGACCCACCGTGGAAGTCCTTGATGCGAATCAGCTCGGAGTCGCCGCCGATCTTGTCGGCGTACTGCTTGCGTACCTCTTCCGGGTCCATGGCAAGAATCTCGCCCACGGTCATGCCCAAGGCCGCCGAGTACAGGCGCGGCTTGATCCGCCGCCCCTTGCCCTCGTTATTCAGCCATAGGATGGGCCGGCCTGGGTCGAAGTACCGCTTGAGCTGCGGTGCAATGTGTACGGCGATCCAGGCCATGAACGAGGTCTTGCCCGCATCCGGTGGCGCAGCCACCAGCACCGAGGCCCCGGCGTGGAGGCCCTTCATATACGCTGGTAGCACCAGCCCCGGCAGCTTGATGCCGTGGTCACCCTGCTCCTCGGCCAGGATATCGAACACGTCGTCCGTCACGTAGTCAGTCGGCGTGCTGACCCCTTCGCGGCGCAGGGCCTCGTCGCTCAGCCGGCGCAGCTCATACGCTAGGTCGATGTCCTCGCCCTGGTTGTACTGCGCCAGGAGGGCATCCACCCGCCCTGAAAAATCCAGCTCGTTGAGCTGGGACACGACGCCCTGTAGCGAGTCCGGGTCTACCGGCTTGTCCAGTTGGTTGACGAGGTTCAGGACTACCGCCAGTTGTTCCGGTTGGTAGCCACCTCGCAGCTTGATCAGTTCGCGCAGCGCCTGCGGGTCCACCTTCTGATGCGCTGGGTAGACCTTCCAGTATTGCTCGATCCAGTCGATGACAAAGCACGTCTCCGGCCCCATCATCCCTTCAGGCACCACACTCCGCAACGTGCGGAAGCGGTCCCTGTCACTCAGTGCGTGTAGCGTCAATACGTCCAATTACTAGGCTCCTTATCTGCTCGCGGGTCAGGTCCTTGGGGTCGAACCCGCCCGGCGTAGGTATTACTTGGCCTTCGATAAGCAGGGACCGGAGCCGGCGCATCACGCCTGCACTACCACGGACACCTGCCGGGTCGCCATCCAAGAAGATGAAGGCGCGCTTGCAGGTCTGCTGCAACATGATCGCCGCCAGCCTGTCGCGCAGCCTTGTACCGTTCAGACCGACAGCAAAGACTTCGGGACAGGCCCACCGCACCTTCAGCGCCGACAAGTAGTCTTCCGTCAGCACCCATGGCCTGCCCATTGATAATTCCTGGGGCCATCCATGGTAATCCGGGGCAGGATACCCGTAGCCCACCCACTTGGGATTTTGGTCGGCAGTAGCGCGCCCAATCCAGCCCGCGTCGGTAGGGAAGATAAGCCGATGCTGCCTTCCGCTGTACAGCAGCGGCAGCCCTGGGGTCATCACGTTGTAGTCGATGCCCTTGGACAGCAGCAAACCATAGAGCGACTGATAGCAGTCGGCCCGCGTCCAGTCCGAGGCATCCTCGGGCCAGGGCATAAAGCGTTCTTGATCCGCGCATTGCACCCTCCGCACATGCGTTTTCTCGACCACGCCACCTTCCTGGCAGGAGTAGCAATACGCCACCCAACGGTCAGGCAGATTCTTGACGGTCATGTTGGTCCCGCCCCGGCTCATGCTCTTGCATCCCAGGACGTGCCGGACCCTGCCAGTCTGGCCTACGGCGAGCGCCTGCGCCTGCTTCAGCCAGGAGTCGCGGCGCAGTGCCATTGATACCACTCCTCCCACAGGGGACGCAGCCCGCCTCGGGCCTCGAACATGTCCTGGAGGTGCCAGGTCATGCGGGTGCCGTAGGCGGGCCGCCGTTGTCCTGCGTTATCAGAACGCCCAGGGCCACCAGACTGAAGGCGGCTCCGATGACCAGCGGTTTGTTCGCGATAAGCCATGTCATCACCTCATGCGTCATAACCGGGCGCCCTCATGTGCAGCACGTCCGGCTCACCTTCAGTCCAGTTTGCCTCGCGGCGCTCGGTGCGCCAGCCCAAGCCGGCGTAGAACGGTTCCAGGAACTCGAAGCAACTCAGGCGCTCGGCACCTGCCAGCTCGGCAGCGCGCACCAGCTCAGCGCCGATACCCTGCCCCTTGTTCCGGTCGTCCACGCACAGGGCGCGCAGTTCGTTGTCCACCACGAGGCAGGAGCCAATCATCTCGCCGGCGAGGCTGAAGGCACCGAGGGCCAGCACGCCGCCCTTGTTGCGCCAGATGTCCCTATCTCGACAGCCATTCCGGCGGAGGCGGTGGACATACTCGGCGATACTCGCACTCAGTTCCCCCGCCGTGTCCAGGCTGTCGCGGAGTGGGTGGTACTTCCGCTGCCACAGGAACCACTGCCACCAGTTCGGCTCGTCCTTCGACGCCTGGATGCTGAATACGTGGATCGTCTTGATCTGTATCAGGCCGGGATTCAGGTTCAGCGGGTACAGACTCGTCTTGCTCATCTTCGATCTCCCTCAACTTGCGCTGGCCGAAGTCAATCAGGTCCTGCGCCATGTAATGCACAAGGCTACCGGCACACGCCGCCACCTTGTCCCAGGTCGCCCGCTTGCCGTTGATGCACGGGAAGACGGCTTCGTCCTCCAGCTCGACGCCGAAGCGGTATCCGTTGTAATGCGTGAAGTGGTATTGCATGTTCGTGATCCTCCAGACTCACACGAGAGGGCGCTCTAGGAACGCCCTCGGATTTGACCCCGGAGTAGGCCCCGGTCGCTTAGACGAGCAGGTACGTCAGCACGCTGCCCACGACGCCGCCGGCGATGGTGGCTGCGAAGGTTGCTGCCTGCCAGGTGTCCTTAGCCGCCGCCTTCGCCCGCTCACGAGCCTCGGCCTCAGCCTTCGCCACGGAAGCGCGGGAGGCATACCGCACGCCGGTCAGCTTGCTGATGAGCCGACAGACGGCCTTGGTCGGGGCCACCGTCAGCAATCGCTGAGTCTCCGCGTCGTCCCAATACAGGCCGGCCCGTTGACCTACCTCCACCAGCCGGGTCAAGCCCTGCTGGAGGCTGAACAGTTTAGCGCCCATCTCGTTATTCCGGTCCGCAAGCTTCCGTACCCGGCTGCGCAGCGGTCCGTCCATCTCTATTCCGGCATCGCGCAGGGCACGGTTTACCGCCAGCTTGGTTACGAGCAGATCGTGCAGACGTACCTCGAAGTCCTTGGCGGACAGCGGGCCGGCCTTCTTCGATACCAGCGGGAATGCCTTGAGCAGCAGCTTTTCGTACTCGTCGGCGCGCTTCGCGTCGGCCTGGCACAAGCTGGCCGCTACCAGCGCCTCTAGATCGGCATAGTCACAGGTGCTGACGCGCTCCACGTTATCCAGGCGCACCTCCACCTTACCACCGTCACAGGTGACGCCGCTCACACGGGCGGTGTAAGTCCCGCCCGAAGCCTGTTTCTTGGGCGTATAGGCGTGGGCGAATGCCCGGCTCTTGGCCACGCGGCGCATCTCCGGGGTCACCTGGGAGCACGGTACGCTGAACATGTCCGATGCGAGGTTCGTGTAAAGGTCTTTGCACTGCATGGTCAGACTCCTGCCAGCTTCAGGGTGACGGCCAAACCTGCGGTCAGCAGGCATACCCAGGCCATGATGGTTGCCTTGCGAGCGCGGCGCTCTTGTGCCTCGTGGGCATCATGCGCTGCGTTCAAGTCGTTCTGGAGTAGACGGATCGTCGCCTGATGGCTGCGAATCTCGTCGATCTCCCAGCGGCGTGCCCGCTCGGCAGCCTGGAGCCGGCGGCTCAGGGTGTCGATATCCTGGGCGCGTTCCTGGCACACGGCCAGGGCGGATTCCAGGCGGTCTTCCAGGTCCTGGACGACGGGAGACTTTGCTACGCTCACGCTGCGTACCGGGCCGCTGATGTGTTCGGGGTTGTGCTTGCTCACGTTGACTCCTCCTATGGTATGGCTAGCTCGCAATAGGCCCGGCAGGGCCAGACCTATTACGTGCGGGCCTTACTCGCCCTGGGCGATGGCTTCGTCCAGGGATTCAGCCGGAGCAGCCGGAGCTTGGACGGCGCGGATGGCGCCAGCCTTCACGTCCAGCAGCTTGGCCGGGGCGCTGTCGCTGAAACGCACCAGCACCTGATAGACGCCGGCGACCACGCTGATGACTTCGCCGCTCAGCACTTCGGCCTTCTCGCCCTTGCCGTGGTCGAAGGTGATAACGTCACCGGCGACGAGGCTGGACAGGCGCTCGGCGGTTTGCAGGGCAGCGACCGCCTCGTTGTAGGTCTCGGTCAGCTTGGCCAGGGCGGTGTGGTGGAAGACCACGTTGTTGCGGAAGTCTTCCACGGTAGCCGGCTTCTTGATGAGCTTGGCGCCCAGGACGGCAGCGGTGGTGGTCTCGGTGGTGGTGTTGACGTTGGTCATGCTGTAGCTCCTCAGTTGAGTTGGTTCGCGGCAAGGAATGGCCACGGTGGAAGGCTGGCGCGCCAGCCTTCGCCTTGGTCACTCGGCGGTGAGTGTCAGTTGGGTGCCCTTGTTCACGAGCACCATGCGCCAGGTGTCGTTACGCAGCACGGTAGGACTCGGAGTAGACAGGTTCCCCTCAACTTCATCGTGGATGACTACAGGCACCACCGTGCGGACGCCACGGTCGGTCGTGCTCCCCACGCCGAGTACCAGCGTGCCCCGACGGGACTCGGGCTGCACGACTCGGTACAGCTCGCCCGCCTCCAATTCAGTGTGCTTGTGAAGACGGGGTTGCTCACGGTTGGTGCCGTGGATATGGGTACGGATCATCGCAGTTCCTTATCGCTTGTTGTGAAGACGTTGCCGATGGCGGCGCAAGCCACCCAGAGCGCCACAGAAGAAGGATCGCACCCCTAGGTAGACCATGATTACGAGCACGAAGGGCCAGAGGCACCCGATCAGGCAGGCGTCCTGGAACTGCACTTCCGTAGGGTTCTCGAACGGCGGCGCCACTGCGATGCAGTAGCAGGCGCCTGCTAGCAGGCCGAGGCAGCAGTACAGGCCGAGTACGAACAGGGCAGCGATCATTGGTCGGCCTCCCCTTGAACGAGCTTGATGTACTCGCCGGCACCCAGGCGGCGGCACCGCCAGTCTGTGTTTAGTATGGCCGTGCCCACCGCGTACTGCGCGGGGTTCATGCTGTGCAGTACGATGACTGCCTGAGCGAGGGCAGGCGTCTGCTTGGTCGCCAGCACAACGGCGCCCTCTGCCGAGCTAGGCGTCACCACCTTGTAGAGTTCACCTGGTGACAGGCGTCCTACGGACAAGACTGGTGGCGCCGGGTCTTCAGGCTTGACATACACGGTCTTGACGGTCATTACTCGCCCTCCTTCACGAGGTCAGTGCGATGCACCTCTTGTACTTCACAGGCCGGGTAGATAGCGACCGCGCCACCGAGGAACCAGAGTTCGACGAAGGTGTGGCCGGTGATGATGCTGTCGGCGGCCACCTGGCGGGTGGTTCCGTCCTTGAGACGGACGACGTAAGTAGGATTCATATGCGTTTGCTCCAATTCACTATGAGGAATCGGCTCCCAAGCAAGGCCGTGCGGCGATGCTTGCGAAGCCAGCGTTTAGCTGCCTTGCGTGAGTAGAATCGCAAGGGACGCACCGGTCGCTTGCGACTCCACACGAAGGCGCAACCGCCCGACGGGCTGACAGCGATGATGAGCCACGTCATTTGCGGGTCGGTAGCTGTCTGATGAACCGCACGTTACGGGCCTCGGCCTCGATAAGGCGCAGGGTCCGCTCGCAGCGTACGTGGTAGATCGTCATACAGCGGGACGGTCGGGTTATGGCTTCAATGATGCCCCGGGTGCCTGCCGCGTCGGCACCCAGGTAGCGGTCGCTGTAGTTCACCAGCCCCACGCGGTGGCCGATACGGTAGGGATCACGCGAGGACATGGTACGAGGTTCCTGCAATGTCGAAGATCGGGCGCCCGTTCGCGCAGCCCTTGTGGTACTCAGCGTTGATCCAGCCGTACGCCTGGCAGGTGACGTGCCCGGACAGCGGGCTGCCCTGGACCAGCAGCACGTCGAAGCCTGCGGAGTCGAGATCGCGGCTCAAGCGATACGCTTCGTCGTAGCGGTTGACGGTCACGCCGGCGCCTACCACGATGAACCCGCCAGGGGTCAGGACGTGGGCGCGGTTCAGGTCACCCATACGGAAGCCATGGGCGCACAGCGCCTTGTCGGCTGCGTTGAATCGGCCTGCCGGGTCCTTGGGGATTGCGATCAACAGAGTATTCAAAGCTTGCATGGTTTAGTTCTCGCTTGTGATGAGTCCAGCGATGGCCCCGGAGTAGGCGAGGGTCGCCCGCCAGGGCCATGACTTGAGTCACCGATTCAGCAGCAGATGGATGAACAGGGCGGTTGCGATCATGCCCAGGGTGAATTGCACGGCCCACTCGCTAACGTTCAGGCCGAATTCGAAGAAGGGAAGAGCGATCCAGATATCCATTACTTTGCCTCCTGTACGGCCTGCTCGCCGTAGGGATAGTGGGCGGGCCGGCTGTACTGAGCCAGGGCGATTTGACGTTGCAGACGTTGCTTGAAAGTCATCGTGGTATCTCCAGTTGTACTAGGTCCAGCGGAGCGCCCGCCTCGCAGGCGCTCGACTTGAGCTAGTTAGTGGGCAGTAGCGCGCTTGGCTTTCTCGACCATGGGTGCGGCCTTGGCGGCCAGGACTTCCAGGTCGCCCAGCAGTTCAGCGCCGACGATCACCTTGCCTTTGGTCTGCGCCTGGAGCACTTGCTTGCGGACAGCGGCGAGTGCGGCGGCGAGGTTGAATTCCTGATCGAGCGATTTCTCCGGCTTGAACCCGTACCACGGTTCGTTGGTGGCGCCGACGAGATCGGTCTTGCCAAACTTGTTGTACAGGAACGGATGCTCCTTGTTGGTTTTCTTGTCGGTGTTCACCTGTACCTTGCCGAACATGGTCAGCCACTCGACCAGCGCATTGCGGCGGCTACCCTTCGGCATGGCTTCGTACAGCGCCTTGACTACGGTCACGTCGCCGTGGAGATCGACGTGGTTCAGGATGGACAGGCCGGTCAGTTGGATGGCCTCGTCGAGTTCCTTGCCACGAACGCGGATGGCTTCGATTGCGTTGGTGATGGCAGCGGTACCGACGAAAGCGATGACGGTTTTGGTCAGTTGGTTGGTCATGGTCAGAGTCCTTTTGCTTGGGATTTGCGGGCGTTGAAGCCCTTGAGGATGTTGCGTGCCTTGCCTTCGGAACCACGGGCAAAGTGCTTGCCCTTGGGATTGAAGAAGTGTCCGGGAGTGGTTGCCTTGTCCGTGCTGTACCGAACATCGCGCATCTTGCGCAGTTCAGCCCGTGCGGAGCTGTCGCCGATGGCGATCAGTTCGGCTACCTTCGTGGCGCGGTGGCCAGCGAGATAGCGTTTCATATCGGCCCGTAGCTTGGCGGCCTTGGCTGCACCAGCGGCGTTCTTGCTCATGGTTACTCCGGTTGGTTGTATCTGGTCAAGAGCCATCGCTGCCCATTCGCAGCCCATCCGCCAACCCGATGGCTCTTGCCAGATACAACCGACTTGCGAGGGGATGCCCAGCCCGTAGGCCAGCCGTTGATTCGGCTTGCAGGCATCCGACTACTGTCGGTTGTACCAGATGCTCCCCCGGACACTGCTCCGGGACGTGATCCTAACGCTCGGCTGTTTCTTTTGCGGGGTTAGCCTTGACCCCCTGGCAGTCCTACGGCGCTGCCCGATTCCTACAGTTCACCTTCTGGTGCGTGATCCACCTCGGCTGCCTTCTACGAAGGGCCTACGCTGTCAGCTTCACTCGTCTTACCCGTCCAGCCCAGCCCGTTTGCTGGAGCTTACCGGACCATGTTATCCGCCGGTTCGCTTTGTTGCTGGTGGCCATGTTAGCGACTCGGCCTTGTCGTGTCAACCCGGTAGCTGATGTTGCGTTGCTTGCCGAGTGGTGCCCATCGTACCGACTGAGCGTGTTACTGTCAATCCCCTCTGCGATGCCTGCCGGCCTTACACGTAGTGGGTCTTGCCCTGGAACCCCGCCGTGTCCCTTGCGCCTATGGCATGTGCCGCGCTTGGAAGGTTGCGTTGTTCCGTCCCTCTGGCTGCGCACTCTACCGATGTCCCGGTAGTGTGTCAACCCTGTCTCCAGGCTGCCTGTAGAGGCGGTGTTGCGTGGAGACAGGGCGCATAGTACAGACGCCTACCTGTCGTGTCAACACCCCGCCTAGGCCCTGCCTGGAGCCTCTACGCACGTATAGAGACCCACGCATGCGAGGCTTAGTCTAGCTAGCCAGGATTATCGTTCCCAGGTAACAGCCAGGGTCCACCCAGCCAGCTAGGCCATCGCCCTGGAACCCGCATGGCACTAAGGCTGCGGTTATGTCACACACAATGGACAAATAGGAGTCCATCAGCGCCGCAGGTGCGACCGAGCAGGCGAGGGAGCGGCGAGGTAAGACAGCAGGACCAGTGCAGCGCCAGGGAGACAGACCAGCACCCAGGGAGCGACAGGGAGCAGGACTAGACAGGACAGGTAGAGGCGAGTAGAGTACGTGGCCTAGAGGGAGTGGCCAGGACCACCCAGGCAACCCCAGGGAATACCCAGGGAGCAGCCAGGTAGAGCCATGGCAAGACAAGAGGCAAGGCTACGCTGAGAGGCAAGGCCAGCCACTCCCGCACCACCACCCGACAGGACCACAGGAGGCACAGAGGATGCTGAGCAGACAGAACAGAGGTGAGCGTGCCTGGTACCAGCAGGACGCGGCATGGCAGAGGCAGCTAGCACAGTGGGCAGCGCAGGACCACCGGCACTACGCAGCACCCTGGCGGAAGCGGCAGGCATCCCAGGAGTACGAGGTAGCCAGGGCCATGCACCGCGACGCGCTGGAGCGCTCCAGGTACTACGGCCAAGCCCGGTAGAGCGACAGCGCTAGCCCAAGGGTTGACACTCCCGCTGAGCCGTGTAGAATGGCTGGCGACAGGGCAGGGAAGCCCACCGCACCACCGGCGAAGCCGGAAGCTCCCAGGGATGACCCAGGCAACACCCAGGCAAGGCGAGGATGGCCCACCAGGCGGAGGGCCTACGGGGGAAGGGTGGGCTGATCAGAGTCGGGA